TCATTAGCGCGCATCTGTTGTCACTCGCTGAAATGACTTAGCCACGATCAAGCCTTCACGCTTGCCTTCGTTAAAGCCTTTAGCCCAGCCTACTAAATACCATAAAGCATTAGCTGCTAAAAGCAGCACAATTATTGGCATCTCAAAGCTCATTGTATTTCCTATCTGCATCCAGTGCCCTCGACTGGCTTACAGAATTAGTGTGACAGAAGTGACCGACTAATCAAGCACATTCTGGTAACGAAATGATAACGATTCTCCCTCGTCCACGGCATCATCTAGAGTGCGCTTGATGTCAGGCGTAAAGTCGTCCATATAGGGTAAATGATCCGTCCTTGTTGATTGGCACTAAGAATGGGCTAACTCGATCTCCGTGTGTCTCAATGACTGCCACAGACATCTGCCAATTAGCACTGCCAGCCTTGAGATAAGAGGCTTTCTTCTTGTCCATGACATTTCCTGCTTCTAAGCCCCATAAAGTCCTGTATTGGCTTCCTAAGCCCTCTGTATAGGCACTGATGCCAGCCCTGTGAGTGTGTCCGCAGACTACAGATTTACCGAACTTCTTAGCCAAGCCAAGAGCTGTAAGTCCAGCATTAGAGTTCATCGATCCTTCGTCTCCGTGGACTAAGACCCAGCCTTTATGGAACTCGAATGGCTTTTTATGAAAACGAATCCCCAAGTCGGAGAAACCCATAAAGCGGGAATACTCGAGCTCTGGAAGTCCGATGAGACTAGGAGCTCCTCTAACGAGAGTGTGGTATAAACGATCGGTGTGGTTGGATCGAGTGATGTCGGTAGTGCCGAGATCCCATAGGATGTTTTGAGCGAGACTTCGATCATAATCTAGCTGCCCTTCATACTCCAGATGTGTGCCTTTAGCCCACTTGGACTGAGACTGCATGTCAAGCTCATCGCCTGTGTTTAGGACTAGATCGAACTTCTCGCGCTTTACTAACTTGATTAGATTCTTCACTGCTTGCTCATGATGATATGGAATCTGTAGATCCGAGATCACCAAGTATCTGCGTTTAGTCATCATCCTCATCTTCGTAATCCCCGAACTTCTCAGGGTCAATGGGATCAGGCAGAATCCAGTGAGGATAGGCTTGCGGTTCTGTGATCATGAACATGGCAATGTCCTCTGCGAAACCTGCTCGCTTTAATGAACAGAAATACTCATAAAGCCCAATGCAATAAGCATCAAGCTTTGAGTAACCTTGTTCCTCTAGTGCCTTAGTTGCTTTTCTTGCCATAGCACAATGCTACCTGTCAAGCAAGATGTTATAGATCTCATCGACTCGCGTGTTGAGTCTTTTGATCTCAGACAACAGGTGGGTAATTACATAGCCAGACAAGCCACCGAGTGCTGCAATGGTTGCAAGGTAAAGGGTAAAAAAGTCTGACTGTGTCACTTCTTAATTCCCATAGCAGGATCATTAGGTGATAGGTAGCGCAGTACAGGTGGCAGGATTGAAGCAATGCCTGCTGCAATGAGTGCCTTAGGATCTGTGACCCCAGCTGCTGCCATTGAGATAACTGCTACTAGGAATGCTCTAGCCCATGAGCCTGCTGCTGTCTTTAGTTCGTTCATTATTCTCCACCTAACATAGATACTTGAAAAAAAGCCCCATCATTGTCAGCTTCCTTCTTAAAGCTAACATGCATGTGCTTAGTGTGTTTGTTAGCCCCTGTGTACTTACGCCACTTCCAGTTGAGGATGTGCGAGCAGATTCGTCCATCGAAAATGATGTAACTAATACGCTTGTCTGCTTTTGACTTGGACAAGGTGCGAAGCTGATCAGCAAGATCTCCCATGATGTCTGGCTTACCGCCCTTGAATAAGTCTTTGTCCACATCAATGGCACGAACCCAGCCCTGCTCATCTGGATTATGATCTGACTTGCGAGCAGCGTGTCGGGTATCACCGATCCAACCATCCGATGTGCGGTCACGATCTGGGAACGAATCATCAAACTGTTCTCTTAATTGGATAGCTGCTTTACTTAATTTCGGCTTCAATTTCAATCCAATCCAAAACATCTTCTGACCAGTAGTAATCACCTTCTGGCTTGGGCTTAGGTGCTTCCCAAGTCAAGCCATTGAGGATCCATGACTCAAAAGGCTTTGGTGAATAAAAACCAACGCCTTCGACATAAGTCCAGCCGACACCCGCATAGTTGTCTAAGGTAGTTTCAACCCATCGACCACCAAGATTATCGATAAGCCATGAGTAACCTTTGTCTGGAGTATTGTCATCTCCGATTGTTACTTGCAAAACTTTATTATCATCATCTAATTGTGTCCAGTAAGCCATTATGCAGTCCTTTGGAATGTTGCAGTCATTGCACCCGTTAAGTAACGAATAACAACTACACCTGAACCACCGTTTGCACCGTTTGCGTTCCAACCTGCTGCGCCACCTATGCCGCGATTTGCTACTGGATCGGTTGCATTGACACCATTGCCTGCTGCGCCGTCTCCTAAACCGCCTGTTGAATAAGTAATAGACGAACCGCTAATTGAATTGGCAGTGCCTGTTCCTGCGGTTGGATTTCCGCCCGCGCTACTTGAACCACCACCGCCCGCGCCACCACCGCCTACGCCTTCGTTTCCGCCGTTGTTACCTTGTCCAGATGTTCCAGTTCCACCTACTGTCGATGTTGTGCTGCTAAAACCAGCACCACCACCTGATCCACCATTTCCACCTGAAAAACCTTCATTTGATCCACTACCGCCGCCGCCATAACCGCCGCCGACAGAAGCCGTTAAAGCTCCAAAAACTGAATTAGATCCATTAGTTCCACTTGTCGGAGTTCCGCTACCTGCTCCAGTTCCTTTTGCACCGCCTGCGCCGACAGTTACCGAATAACTTGCAATTGCAATTGGTTGATCTGTCAAATATTGAAATCCACCCGCACCGCCGCCGCCACCAATACACCCTGCGACTGCCCCACCACCGCCACCCGCGCCTGCAACAATTAAAATGTCACTGTTCACGGCAGAGGGTGCGCCACTAGAAGCAATAACTCCAATAAGTGAATTAAGCATTATGCAATGCCACCGACTACGATCCAAGAGTTAGCAGCCACTTTAATACAAGCTGCTGACTTATAACGAGCAAGGACTGGAGCTGCTGCTGTTGCGCCCGCGCTATTAATTGTAGTAGTGCCAGATGTAACAGCGTTGATAGTAGTTACACCTGCGCCCTTCATATAGACAAGTAAGGTAGTACCAATAGGAAAGTTATAAGTCGCATCTGTTGGAATGCGGAAAGTGTTTGCCGATGCGTTGTCCATCGTGACAATAGCGTTAAGACCATCTGCCTTGACTGCTGTGTATGTCGTGCCAGTCTGGGCGTTTACGACCATGCCAGCTAAAGAGGCATCGATGGCATCGCCTAATGTGCGGATGTCTTGTGCGCCATTCTTTACTAGCCCTGAGTTATCGGGTTCAGTCCAGCCGAAGTTAGGTGATAGTGCCATTAGGTTAGTGCTCCAGTCGCGTTAGTCCAGATAAGTGTACCATTCACGCCTGTCCAAGCTAAGGATGCAGGCGTTATGGTTTCCCATTGGGTTGTTGATAGTGAGAAGTCTGTTGCTGAAATGTAAAGAGTTATGTCCACATAAGTAGGCGTAGCGTTAAGAGCTACATTCTCGACAAAGCCATCGAATTGCCCACCGAGTAAATTGCTAGGCAGGTTATTGATCTGCACAGGCTCACCAAAAAAGACATTGATAAGGCTGTCAAGCATGGCGCTCGGCATGTCTGGATTATCTAGACGAAAGCGAATAGCACCTAATGACCCGCGTGGATTCTTGCGCAGGTTAAGCTCTCTAGAGGCGATATCAGTGATGTCTGCAAGGTTCTTGATATTAGAGTCCACCGAGCGCTCAAAGAGACCGTAAGAGGCTATAGAGTCCGCATCTGAGGTACTGTAGGTTGAGCCGTATCCTGTAGCGTATCGATAGATAAGGCTGTTACGGATGCGAGCAATCTGAGTTGTTGAGGTGATAGAGCTTGGTGTTGCATAAGACCCGTCAAGGTTAGTAAAGCCATTTGCTGCGAGATAGTTAGATCTGTGATCCGCATCTGCATAAGAGACATCTCCGTCCTTCTCCTCGTACATCTGACCAAGTGCGCTGTTAGCGATCTGATCTG